CCTGGCAAACCTAACATCCTGTAGTGCTAAATTCTTCCCCTCACCTTGTGGGTCTTCAAAACCAAGAAAGGCTTTTGGTACCCTTAATGCGGTAAATAATTTTCGCTGGAGGTACTCTATATCTGCTATCGCATCTAAATTAGAAGCTCCTGGTAATGTATCAATAGGGTTTGGTGCATCTTCACTTCTAACAGGTATGAAGAAATCCTGGTCATTGGCCAATTGGTTATATTGTAAATCAATTTGACCAGTTTGTGGGTCAATAATTGGAGTTCTTTTAAATCTATTAGCAATTTCATCAACATATGCTGGCACATCTTCATCATCAATATTACCAACGTATATTTTATATACTTTTCTTTCTGGTGCTCTTGTTATTCTATAAATCAACATAGCATCTTCGGATAGAATTAATTGTTTCCAAATTCTTCTGGCTTTCTCTAAGACACTGGTTCCATATGGTAGTCTTCTATCATCACCCAATAGTCTAAAATGTGCAATTTGCCACGAATTAAATTCCATATCTCTACCCCTCCAAATAAACTTAACTTTTTGGTCATCTTCATTAGATGTATCAGTACCATTACTAAGTCTAGTATATAAGTCACCTTCTCTACGTTCAATCTCAAAGTTTGGCATTTGTCTACAACCAATAATCCCAGCTTTATCATCAATATTTAGAAATACAAAATTATCACCATATTTACATACGTTTCTAGTCCACATTGGTAGTGATGTATGTATATCCAATCTATTAAAAAACAGGTCTTCTAATACTGTTTTAACTCTCTTGGAATCTGAGTAAATATTTAACACTCTACCCTTTTCGTTTGCAGTGGTAGATTCTTCCATAAATATATCTAAAGCGGCAGATATTTCTGGGTAGAACTCCATACTCTCAAAATCAGAATATGAACCAATCCTTGTTGTTTCATAATGAACTGCTTTCTGAAAAAGTTCATTATCGACCTTCCTCCATGTTCCACCTAAGTATTTATTTTGCTGTGCTTGTAGTTTTGCGGCATCATATTCTGCCTTATCTTGTGTCTTTAGTAAAGCATCTTTACCAATGGAATATCTATTAGTGGTATTTTTTGGTATATTAACCCCATCTGGCCCGAATATATTATTAAGCCTTTGAAATATTGTTAATCTTTTCTTCGCCATATTTATTTTAATTTATATTTATAATTATAATGAATTTATTAAATAACTAAACCATTATTGTGATAATTATTTAAATCCACTAAACAACCATAAATAGTCACCATTTGGGTCTTGCATATTCTTAGAAACATTTTTACTAAACTTAGGTTTCTTTAATGCTTTTTTATTTCTATTTGCTTTGCTTACAAAACCAGTGTTACCCTCTTCTTTTTGAGTCTTATTAGAACTACCAACGGTCCAACTGGCCAACATAGCTTTATTTTGTTTTTCCATCTTTTCTAATTTCTTAAATGAATGTTCAAGAACCCAAAGTGCCATACACATGGCCATAATTAAATCATCATGATACCCTCTCATATGGTCTGGTCTACCATTTCTATATACAAATGTTTTCATTTCAGAAACCAATCTTCTTGATTTAATTACAACACCATTTTCTCTAACCATTCGCTCAAAATTAGCAATCATAGGTAATCTAACACCGTTTGCGTTAAAACCTGGTATTTTACTATCTTTTGAATGTGGTGTTAATTGTGCCTTTTTACTATTAAGTATCTTACCTCTTGGTTCATCATAATGTAGGTATTTATACTTTAGTTCAAGCAGTTTCAACACTGTTGCAACACCCATACCACCAGTAATATCAACAATAGTATAAGCCTTATATAAATTACCATATTCATATATAACTTCAGCCAATAAATCTGGTGGTATTTTACCTTGATACTCCATAACTTCCTCCATTGTTGTGAAGTCAACTATTACAATGGTTGATGAATCTTCACCATCACCCCTTGCAACATCTGAACTAAGTATATATTGGTGTCCTTCTATTGGTTTTTCCCAAATCCAATACTCCCCTTCTCTCCCGTCAACCCAAACTGGTTCCTCAACATTATTTTGTTCGTGAAATGCAATATCTTCATCAGATATAACATTACCACCAGAACCAAGAAATGAAACATCTAACTCTTGTGCAATCTTTTTTGTGTTATTATTTAATGTCATGCACATATTTTCATACCATGGAGATGTTGGTTTATAACCATTCTTAACCCTAACCTTATATTTTTCATTTATAAATTCATATTCTTTTATATCTTCTAATACATTCCCCTTGTCATCCTTTTTGACCCAACTTAATTCTTTATTATATCTTGGGTCTTCATACCATTTCATATCAATGATATTATAATTATTCTTACCACTCTTAGATTGCTCATATGTCTTATAATATAGGGAATCCATACCATTTGGTGTTGAAATTAGCATAACTTTACCACCAGTAGCACAAGAAGACATTGCCGCAGAATAAACCGCATCACCGTTATCAATAAATGCTGCTTCATCAAATATTAGGTATGTTGGGGTATAACCCCTTAAGGCATCTTCAGATGTTGCCACAGCTATTATTTGACAACCATTTGGTAATTCAACTTCTATTTTTGAGTTTGATAAGAATATATCTTTTTTTTCTTTTTCTGGTGTACCATAAAATTCATCACCCCATACCCATCTTGGCATTTGTAATAAGTAGTCTTTTATACCTCTAAGAAATTTTTGGGCTAGTTTTAGTTTATTTGCAATAAGTAAAACTGTTTCTGGGTTATCTGAGTCGGCAAACGCACATTTAATTGCCATATATGCCTGTGTTGTTGTTGATATACCAGCTTGTCTTGGTTTTGCCACAAGATTGAACCTATGTGTTTCATATGCACGTACTATCTCCTTTTGTCTTGGGAAAAGATTAAACGGTACAAAACCACCTTGTGTGTTATCCTTTGTCTCAAGATATGTTTCAATTGCATACACTGGGTCTTTAAGGCACTTAAAGTATTGTGTTAATATTTCTTCGTTAGTTAGCATATATATAAATATGTTACCTAATCATTAAAATGAAAAAACCACCCAATTGGGTGGTTTATAGTAATTTTAAATTAAAATCTTCATCCGACTTCTCAATATATTTCTTTAGTGATTTAATTGATGATTTAAAGTCAATATTATCATTAAATTTAAATCTAATATTTTCTTCTTCTTTTCTTATTAAATCCTCACAAGATTCATATATATCCTTTAGTATATTAAATAGTGTTTTTTCTTTTGAATATGTCTTAGTTATATTATTATCCATAATAACACCTTCTAACTCTGACACATACTCAATAAGTTCTTGAACTTCAGATTTATTTAATAATTCATTATTATTTTTAAATATTTTTTTATAGTCCTTGAACATATACTTATCCTAATAAATCCTCTTCATTGAAGTATTGGTCCCCCATAGCTTCATTAAATTCGTCTTCCTTAATCTGTTCTTTTATTTCATTAACCATTTTTTGAATTACTTTCTTACTCTTTTTTGTTCCAGATATTATTTCTTTCATTAGTGGGTTAAAATCCTTTGGGGGTAGGCTTGCCATATCAGCATAAACATGATGCTTAAGGTTAAAATCTTCATCTGGCATTGCCTTACAAAATTTACCCCATATTGCTGGCCCCAAACGCATATCCCATGGTTCTGCTTCAATGAAATCAGCTTTATTTATAACATATTCAGAGATTTTTTTCTTTTTTGGTAACCCATGTGAGGATAATACCTCCATAACACCCTTACATAATTCATGAACTAATACTGGAAATACCATAGCTTGTGCTTTAACCTTTGGTGCTTCACCACTAAAATCACATTCAGACTTCCCACCACTAACCATTTTTTCCATATTTGGTATGATAAAAAACATATAATCAGCGGCTGACATCATTTTATTATAAATGTTTGGTAGTCTTGGATTTAAGTTAACTAACTCATCATTTACCATATGAAACATATGATTAACCTTTTTTGCCGCCCCTTGTGTCATGGCATTTAAAACTCTTCTTTTCTTAACCTCAGAATTTGCATTAACCAGTTCATCATGATTATTAAATTCAAACTCTTCTTCCATTCTTTGTGGTCCTTTATTACTTATTGTACCTTCAAGAGTTATATTATTGGTTAATTCGGACTCAAATTCTATTGCCCCCTCTGGTATATCAAATTCTTCAGACACCATCTTAACGGCCAATTCTTGTAGGAATTCTTTGTGGTTTGATTCCATTTGAATTGCATTTCTAACCAATGGCATTTGTTCTTGCATCATTTCACGATTATTTATTTCATTCACATCAAATGCCTCACGGCATCTATTAACCACTTCTTTAAATCTTTCTCTAATTAATTTCATTTCACTAGTCATTTCATCACCTTCTGGCATTATACCACATTCTGATAATGAATGTCTACTCTCCCTTAAATCCTCCTCCAATTTTGGGTGAAGTCTTTCTGTAATGTTTTCTTCATAAAGAAGATTCTCAAGTATTAATTTTTTACCTTTTTTCATGTTTATCTTTTTATATATTTTTTTATAAATTAACTTTATACCCAAATATTCTTTTAACCCTTTCCTTCTCTGAACCACTTAGGTTGTTATTACGTAAATTCAACCTCTCCAAATTGGTTAGGTTCTCTATACCTTCTGGCAATGTGGTTAGGTTGTTATCATTTAAATACACCCCCTTCAAATTGGTTAAGTTGTTTATCCATTCTGGCAATGTGGTTAGATTATTATAATCTAAATCCAAATACTTCAAATTGGCTAACTTGCTTATACCTTCTGGCAATGTGGTTAGTTCGTTATTATCTAAAAACAAATACATCAAATTGGTTAGGTTTATTAACTTATCTTTTATTGTATCACCCTCAACAACATTTAATAAAATATCACCATATATTGATTCAATCAATTCATCAACATTAATACCTTGTCCCTCTCCAAGAGCATATGCAAGTTCAATATTTGATTCATCTCCAGATTTTAATAGATTGATTATTTTATCCACATCACTTGGTTCTTCATTTAAAAGAGATTCTCTACGTTTTTCTTTTATGTAGTGTTTCATAAAAAAATTATCTTTTTATATCACCAACTCTAATTGTTTTTACAACTTTTCTTGGCTTTTTGTTTAATATGGTTTCTAATAATTTTCCTTTAGTTATACTTACTGTTGTTTCGTTTACTGATTCATTGGCTGCAATCTTAGCCGCAACCCCTTCAACCTCTTCATCACTTAGGGTTGGTATTTCACTTTTAATTTTGTCTTTTGTTTTATCAAATTTCTTTAAATAATCATCAGTATTCTTGTTTATATCATTAATTTCCTCAATAACATGTTTCTTTTTAATTCTCATTTGCAATATTTTTATTAATTTCCTTATATTTCAGTATAATATCTTTTTCATATAATTTATCTTCAACAGTTTTAATATCTTCACCAAATTTAAAATAAAGTCTACTATCTGGGTATTCATCATAATCTGATATATCTTCCCAAGCAAGTGCTATTATCCCATCTACAGCATCCCATACCGCAAATGTGTCACTCTTTTGAACCAATTCAAAGTTTAGTTTAGAAGTTAGTCTACCAACCCTTGATACAAAATCAAAGCCAGGTGGTGATGGTTTATTAGATGCTGGATAAGCATCCCAATCATCACCATCAATATTATCTATCGATTCTGAAAATAAGAACTCGTAAAGGTGGTTTCCAACCCAATCCATACCAATTTCATTT